TCGATCCGGCAGTGTTTATTGGTCAATATTCAAGGCATTGGGATCATAAAAACATGGAATATGGCGGAGAGATAATACAGATACTTGTCTCCGATATTCGTAAATTGAATCCCGATATTCCTGAAAATGAATTAATACAACTCGCCAAGGAATATAACGGGATAAATGGCAACATTTCTATTGACACACTATCCTATAATGAAGAAACACTGGTTGGTAATTATGATAGTTTTCTTATAAATGTCATTGATGCAGAATGGATGTCAGTAAATGGTCGGTTTAGGACGACAAGAAAAACACAATATGGCACTGAGTTGACTTATGACGAAGAATATGGGAAGGTACACAGCACTGATAAGAAGAAAACAGAGAAATTTGATATAAAAGTTGTCTACAAATGCAAGTGGATTATAGGTACCGATTATGTGTATGATTTCGGACTTCAATATGATGTCCCGCGTCCTGGAAAGAAAGAAGTAGAATTATCGTATCATCTGTATAAACTTCCATACAGATCACTTGTGTCATTATCAGAACCACACCTGCATCAGATGTGTCTTGCGTTTTATAGATTGCAGAACAATATTGCCATGGCAGCACCTCCAGGTATTGCTATTGAGTTTACGGCACTTCAAAATATGGCACTTGGTAAAGACAAACTTAGTCCTTTGGAAATTTTAAGGATAAGAAAACAAACAGGAGATCTACTCTACAAAGCCACAACTCACAAGGGAGTTCCAAATACATCCGGAGCATGGAAGCCAATTCAGGAGTTACAGGGAGGGATCGGAGCACAATTGAATGAATTTCTTGCAGTATTTGAGTTTAATATAAACGCTATCCGTGAATTAACTGGTATAAATCAGATTGCTGATGCTTCAGCACCAAATCCCGAAATGTCGGTAGGAGGATCTGAACTTGCACTTGCCGCAACGAATAATGCTTTAAGACCTATTTATAGTGGTTATCTTGACCTCAAAGAGAGAACTGCTAAGAACATATCACTCAGGATGCAGTTATTGATTAAGCATGACAAAGAGGCATATACGGGATATGTGCCGGTGATAGGTTCTATTGGAGTACAGGTTATTAGTGTTGGCGCTGATACGGTAGATGCTGACTATTTTATCAAATATGAGGCAAAACCCACAAAAGAGAGGAAAGATGTCATTCGCCAGGCTGCTATTAACGCCATGAATCCTGATAGAGATGGTGTGATAGGAATTGAGTTACCTGATTTTTTGATGATAGAGAGACTTCTGGAGTCCGGTAGTTTAAAATATGCAGAGGCATTTTTGAACTATAAAAGCAAAAAGAATAAAGAGAGACAACAGAATTTACAGAGAGAGAATATGAATTTGGATAAGCAACGTGAGCAAGAAGCAATCAAACTAAAATCTAATTTAATTCAATCTGAAGAAAGTATAAAAACTGATGAACAAATTAGATTATATAAAGCTAAAAAAGAAATTGATGAAGGATTTCTTCAATTAGAACATGAACGTAAAAAAGAATTACTTGGTTTAGAAAGTTCGTTGGGGATAGTTCAAAAGGCAGTTGAGACTGAATCGGCAACTAAAGTATAAAAAAATTCTTATATTTGTGAATTAAAATTTTAAAACGCTATGGTAGGAAACGAAGACGGCAGAGATGATGAAATTGACGCACTGGAACACATAGAGGGCGTTGATACGGCAAAAATCAAAGATCAGATTAACAAAAGGAAGGGGATTAAGGCAGAACCAGAGATAATAAAGCCGGATATAATACCACCTCCTGACAAAAAACCTCCGGCAGTTCCAATACCGCCGGTTGATATAAAGAACGTACCAGACCCAGAAGCAATCGTATCCGGCAGGCTGAAAGAGATTTTCGGTGATCGGTTTACGAATGTGGATGAGTTAAAAAAAGCAAATATACCAGCACAACTTCAGGAGTTGGAGACTCTGAGACAGAAGACCCAGACTCTTGAGACTCAGTTAAAAACAAAGCCAAAGCATCACTACGCGAGTGATGATATTGCTAAGTTTGATGAGTTTGTACGTGCAACTAACATTAACGATGCAGGGGTTTTTAGTAAATTAAATGTTACTGACGTGGCAAACATGGATAACATGGATGCGTTAGTCATGCAACATATTGTTGAAAATCCCTCATTGGCAGGTAAGGAACCACAGGTACGCAGGTATTTCGAGACGAAATACAATGTGGACTCCAAGAAAGTGGAGGCAGGAGAACTCACCCAGGATGAACTGGAAGTAAACCTTATTGGCATCACATCGGATGGTGCGAGAGCCAAGGCTAAACTTCTAGAACTAAAAGGTAAGATCAAGATGCCAGAAGTCGTTCCGGAAGAGATTTTGGACGCAAAACAAAAGTGGACACCTGAAATCGAAAGCAAACAGAAGGCAGCATGGACTGCTGTAAATGAGAAGATGGGAGAGGAGTTTGCAAAGATTCCCATACCCATAAAAGGAGGAAAAGAACCTATCGTCAACTTTGTTTTACCAGAGGAGACAAAAAAGGTTATTTTGACCAATGCTCTTGATTATGCAGTTAGTAACCAGATGGAAATTAACGAAGCAAATGTCAGAAGTGTGGCAACACAGATGTACTCCGAGTTGGTACTATCTAATCTGGGTGAGATAGCACACGCCATATTTGAACGTGCGCGAAGTATGACAGAGGATGAGTATCTGAGAACTTACAGCAATCCATCATCTAAAAATACCGACACCCCGCCAATAGGAGAGGTGCCGTTATCGGATGAAGCCAAGAAAGAAAAGGCATTTCAGGCAGAATTTGAAAGGTAATTAAGACAGTAATCACAAGAGGCAGTGTATTTTGATAGTATTTATTTAAAACCACATTATTATGGGACCAGATGCTATTGCTCAAATATATGCCTCTGACATAGTTTCAGGCTTTGACATTCATAAGCCGGAAAAACTCAACGTACTTTTTAGCAGGTACGGAGATCAGGGAGCTTCATTTTTCCAGTTACTCAGATCCATGGGATTTGAACAATCGGTAGCAAGGGATATTTATGGACATTATGAGGAAAATCATATTCATACTGTCATTCATGTCTTGGACGCTGTTGCGCAACCCGCAGTGGGCGCTGACATTACATTCACACTCGATCCTGTTGACCTTGATGCCAACAATAACTTCTATGTAAGGCTTTGGGATATTATTCTGTTTCACAATGAAGTCACGGGGTCAGTCACAGACATTGATATTACGGCACCAGCTGCACCTATCATAACATGTTCTCCTAATGAGATCACAGATCAATTCCCTGCATTAACGGCAGGTGATGAACTGGTTATTATGTCCAGTGCGTTCTCGGAAGGATCAGGACAGCCGGAAGGTGCCGTTTCCGGAACATGGGAATATTCCAACTGGGCACAGATCATCAAAGAAACCATTGGATATACCGGAACTGAAATGGTAAATCAGACATGGTTTGATGTGACCAGCAAAGGACAGTCGATACCGGCATTTTATTTCAAAGGACAGATCGACATTGACTATCGTATGGCACTCAAAATTGATGGTGCCTTACTTTGGGGTAAAGAGAGTACCAATGTCATCACTGATCCTGTTACCGGTAGGCCGATTCGGACAACTGAGGGTGCTATTCCTTATACCAGACGGGTAGGTAATGAGCAGACTTATGTTGTAGGTGCTTTCGATATTGATGAATTTGATGAGATGGATAATACCCTTGATAGGAATTTTGCAGGGAATTACATCCTTGGACTGTTAGGGATAACACTTCATCAGGACATTGAGAACTCATTGGTAGACTACTTGCAGAACACAAATGTTCAACTTACAAGGCAGGCTTCCAATAGTGTTTTGTTCAACAACAACGAAGCACTCAGCGTTTCAGTGAACTTCACTTATCTGACCAAATCAGAAAGGACATTCTTATTTAAAAGGATGGGTGTATTCAACAACCCCACACTCTACGGAGCAACCGGTTATGAAGCACCACACATGGGACTTTTCATGCCTATCAACAGGAAGAAAGATCCCGTTTCTGGTAATATGGTCGATTCAATAGGTACACGTTATCGTGCCCTTGGTAAATACTCCCGCAGAATGGAAGTATGGCAGGTAGGTGGTGCCGGCGAAGGACTTAAAGTAACAGAATTTGATAAGAGAAATACTTATCAGAGATGCCATGTAGGTGCTCATTTTCGTGGTGGAAATCAGTTCGTACTCATGGAATCTGCTTAAATGTAATCACGGGATAAGGATGCCCCGAAATGGGGCTTCCTATTTCCTTTAAAAACCAAATATGCTATGTTATACAAGAATGACGTTATTTTTGAATTATCACGATTCCCAAAAGAAATAGAGGCAATCGAGAAGCATTTTCACGGCAAATTTCCAGTAAAAGTTGTGTATCCTCCGGATCGAATCATCAAAAGCAGGTTGCCACACAACAAACTACCCGACAAACCAAACTCCATCTCCTTTGATCTTATGGCAAATGTAAAGACATCCACAGGAACAGAGGTGTGGAGATATGTGGAGAATGTCGTTACCGATGCGAAGGGTAAAAAACATTATCTGCCAAAGAAATTCATTTTCAATGGGGCGCGTGAACTCAAGCGTAATGATATTGAATTGATTTATTTCCTTCTGAGAAAGTCACCATATTGTCTTGGTGGAGATAACATGGGATCCAAAATAAAGTTCATATTTGAGGATAAGGTGACGGAAGCTGAAAAGAAAGCCGAAAAGAAAGCCCTTGAAAACAAGATAGGACTGCTTCTTTACAATAAGGAGTATGGCCTGCCGGAAGAAAAACTCCGTGCTATCGCCACAGCGTATTTTATTCCCAATGTAGGAGATCTGACATTATCACAGGTACGGCTTCGCATTGAAGATAAGATACATGAGACAAAAGATGGTGTAGATAAGTTTTTTGAGATGGTTGAGACAGACAAGGAAGTAAAAAGTCGTGGTCTTATCCAGTGTGCCATCGACATGAAGCTATTACATTTTGATGTAGGAAAAAGAATGTGGATATGGCAGACAGAGGGAGAACAAGGTATTTCCACAATCTGCAAGATACCACCTAATGAAAAACCTCATCAGGCATTATATAAGTACTATCTCGGAAATCAGGGATTCAGGTCTGATCTTGAAGCAGTACTTATGTCCAAGAAGGTCAAAGTTGGTAAATTGGTCGCCCAGGGAGGTGATGACATTGATGATGAAAAAGAAGAATAACATTTTTGCTTTACCTTATATTTTAAATTGCAGGTCGGATTTTATAGTCCGGCCTGTCTTTTTATGCCAAAAAATAGTATAAATTTGGATAAATTTTAAAGACATGGGATATAATAGTACAATCAATTATG